TACATAAATTTATGGTTATTGTCTAAAGACAGTGATATAAATAAAAGAGAAAATTTACACAAAGCAATCAAACTTTTACCCGAAATAGAAAAACATTTAAGAATAATAGTAGAGAAGGGTAAGATCACAAAGTCACAACTAGGAAGATTGCATAAAGTTGTGTAAAATTTAATTTAGTATTGTTAAAATACTACTTTACATTTTTAAGGAATGAATATGACCAACAACGCAAAGCCGATTGGTTTACAAACAAATTTAGAACAGACAGAACAATCTTTCGAAAGTTTTTTGACTCCATCGGAACAACCAGAAAACGAACTAGAACAACCATCAGAAGAATTAGTCAACGAAGACGAAGTCATTGAAGATGATGAAATCATTGAAGAAGACGAAGACTTAGAAGACGACTTTGAAGAAGATGAAGACGAACCTCAAGAAGATCAAGTTGAAGTAGAGGAGTCCGAGCAACCACAGCTATATACTATTAAAGTAGATGGTGAAGATACCCAGGTCACGCTTGAAGAACTCCAAAGTGGATACAGTCGCCAAAGAGATTATACGAGAAAAACTCAAGAGTTAGCTGAACAGCGTAAAGCTATTGAAGCTCAACAAAAAGAGGTTTCTCAAAAAGATGCAATTTATTCGCAGTTGTTACCAAAACTGGAAGCGACTTTGAAAGGCGAGTTAGGAAACGAGCCAGATTGGAATGCACTTTATGACGCTGATCCTATTGCTTATGTCCGTGAAAAAGACTTATGGAATGAGAAGAAGCAAAGGTTACAAGCCGCAGAAGCAGAAGCAACTAGACTCCAACAGGAACAAGCTGCTAAGCAACATGAAGAACTTGAAAAGTTCGTCAAGTACGGTAATGAACAATTGCTAACACAAATTCCAGAATGGCAAGATAACGAAATAGCAGTTAAAGAAAAAAACTCTATTCGGGATTATGGTGTTAATGTTTTAGGCTATTCATCTCAAGAGATGGACAGCGTTTACGACTACCGAGTTTTACTTGGTTTAAGAAACGCATGGTTACAACATAAGACACAACAAGCTACTAAAGTAAAGCCAACTGAAAAGAAAGCGGCAGCTCGAACCGCCCGACCTGGCACTTCAAATGTACCTAAAAGTTCAACACCAGCGAAAAGAGCGCATCAAAGGTTAGCTAAAACTGGCAAAGTCCAGGATGCGGCTAAATTATTTGAACAAATTATATAAACTTTTAAACATAGGAAAATATCATGGCACAAGTAACAAACGCATTTGATACATACGAGGCTAAGGGTAACAGAGAGCAGTTAAGTAATGTTATTTACAACATCTCTCCGCAAACTACTCCTTTTATGTCTTCAATTGGAAAAAACTCAATCAGTAACGTAGTTTTTGATTGGCAAACAGAAACATTACCAACAGCAACTGGAGCTGGGCAATTAGAGGGTTTTGAATTAGCAAGATCACAAACTGCACCAACTACAAGAGTTAGTAATGTGGCTCAAATCTCATCAAGAGACGCAACTGTGACTGGTTCACAGCAAGCAACTGATTCAGCTGGAAGAAAGTCAGAAATGGCTCACCAACTAGCAATCATGTCTAAAGCTCTAAAAAGAGATATGGAAACAGCACTTTGTCAAAAAGGCGCTAAAACAACTGGTAATGCTACAACAGCAAGAGTAACTGGTGGTTTCGAATCTTGGATTACATCAAACGTATCAAGAGGAACTGGTGGTTCAGGAGCTGGTAACGGTGCTGCTCCAACTGATGGAACACAAAGAGCTTTAACAGAAACATTATTAAAGTCTGTATTACAAGACTGTTTTGCTAATGGCGGAGAGCCTTCAATGGCAATCTGTGGCCCAGTTAACAAGCAAAAAATATCTGGTTTCACAGGTAGAGCTTCAGCAAGACAAATGATTGATGCAAACACAGTAGAGGCTTCTGTTTCTATTTACGCATCAGACTTTGGTGAGTTGAAAATAGTACCGTCTAACTTCAGTAGAGAAAGATCACTTTTATTAGTTGATCCAGACTTCGCTAAAGTTTCTTTCTTAAGAGACTTTAAAACAGTTGATATCGCTACAGTAGGTGATGCAGTAACTAAAATGATTTTATGTGAGTATGGATTAGAAATGAGCAACCAAGCTGCTCACGGTATAGTCGCAGACTTAACAACTTCATAAGTTAGTTAAACTTAGGGAAGGCTTCGGCCTTCCCACCCTTTATTAAATATGTCACAAAAACGTACAATCACCGACCACAAAACTGGTTACAAATCAGAGTTTATTACAGAGGATGACAAGTTTGTCTATCACACAACTCAAGATGTTGCTCCTGTCATTGACCACGTTAAGAAACTAAGAGACAATACACCTAAGCCTGGAAAAGATATGCGACACATAGCTGAAGTACCCATGGTAATTTGGCAAAAAGCATTACGAGAAGGTTGGTCACAGGATTCCGCAAAGTGGAAACAATGGCTAAACAATCCAGACAATAACGTCTTTAGAACTTGGCAAGGTAAAGTATGACATATGCAGAATTAAAAACAGCCATAGCTGGTTATCTAAACAGATCAGATTTAACATCTACCATAGATACATTTATTGATAATGTAGAGGCTGAACTTAACAGAAAGTTAAGAACAAAAGACATGATTGTAAGAGCTACTGCAACAGCAGATGCTCAATACTTAGCAGTACCAGATGATTGGTTAGAAGCCATCAATGTAGAAATAACATCAAATGATTTCAGTCCGTTATTTCAACAATCTATAGAATCTTTAGATGTTTATAGAAAATCAAATAACAACTCAACAGGTCAACCAGTATATTATGCAATGGTTGATGGTACTATAGAATTAGCACCAACTCCTGACACTCCTTACACCCTACAGCTAACTTATTATGGTAAAATAAATGCACTGAGTGATACCAATATAACTAACTTTGTATCAGTATCAAACCCAGATGTTTACTTATATGGTGCATTGAAACACGCTTCTATCTACTTGATGGAAGACGACAGAATAGCAATGTTTACACAACAGTTTGAGAAAGCATTAGAAGAAATGAGACTTGCTCAAGAGAAGGCTGCATTTGGTAAAGGTTCTCTAATGATGAGAAGAAAGACTTACGGAACAAAACAAAAAAGAAATTACTACTACGGTAATTAAAGGAGAATACGATGGCAGGATTTAGTGATTATTTAGAAGACAAGGTCTTAGAGCATGTCTTTGGTGGCAATGCTTATTCAGCACCGTCAACATTATATGTTGCTTTATATACAGTAGCACCAACTGATACAGGCGGTGGAACTGAAGTATCTGGCGGAGCATATGTAAGAAAGGCATCGGCATTTACTGTGTCTGGAACTAACCCAACAACAGCAAGTAACACAGGTGCAGTTGAATATCCAACAGCTACAGCAAACTACGGAACAGTCGTTGCAGTTGGTATCTTTGATGCACTATCATCAGGAAACTTGTTAGCATACGCAAACTTAACTACATCAAAAGTTGTTAGTACAGGAGATGTATTTAGATTCAACACTGGTGATTTAGACGTAACACTGGCTTAAGATCATGGCCAGTATAGGCTATAACAAAGGCTACTACTCAAGATCAAAGTATAACGATCTTGCGTTTCAAGCCGAAGCAACCATTCAAGTCGTTTCAGGAGTTACCGCTACTGGAACACAAATAGATGTACCTACAGCAGTCATACAGGCTGTTTCAGGCTTTACTGCAACTGGCACACAGATTGATAGAGCAGTTGCAAACATTGTAGCTGTATCAGATGTCAATGCAGTAGGCAGAAAAACACATGGTGCTAATGCAACCATTGCAGCAGTATCAGACTTTGACTCACAGGCATTTATAACCGTAGCTGGTTTCTCAACCATTGCACAAACATCAGGCTTTGATGCAACAGGTAGAGCAACATTCGCAGCCGCATCAACGATCAACCAAACCAGTAGCCTTGTCGCTGTTGGTGGTCTAAAATGGGAAGATATAATTGTTCCAGACGATACATGGACAGATCAGATAGTTGCAAGTGCAACATGGACAGATCAAAGTAACCCATCAACAAATTGGACTGAATTAGACAAACAAGAGGCAGCTTAAATGGCAGATACATATACAACTAATCTAAACTTAACAAAACCAGAACCAGGTGCAGCAGAGGATACCTGGGGTATTTCGCTTAACGCTGACTTAGACTCTCTTGATGCAATCTTTGGTTCAGGTGGTACAGCAGTATCTATGGGTGCTGTTACCTTGGATGGTTTGACTGTTGATGGTGCTGATGTATTTTTTAATAGTGGTTGGATAAAATCAAATTCTAGCCTTCGTATTGATATTGACAACGACAACAACCAAACAGATAGAGCATTTTTTATAAGTCATGGCAATGCTTCTAAAGATATATTTAAAGCATCAGAGAATGGAGACATATCCTTCTATGACTATACAGGAACATCACAAAACTTAAAATGGGATGCAAGTGCTGATAGTCTTAACTTTGTAGATTTAGCAGCAGCTCATTTTGGTACAGGTTCAGACTTAGAAATTTATCACGATGGTACAAATTCATATCTTAAAAATAATAATGGTGATTTATACATTAGACAAAATACAAATGATAAAGACGTTGTTATACAAAGCGACAATGGTAGTGGCGGTCTAGCAGCTTACTTTAGAGCAGATGGCTCTACTGGTGAAACTATCTTGTATCACTATGGTTCACAAAAAATTTCAACAACCTCAACAGGCATAGACGTAACAGGAACAGTAACAAGTGATGGGTTGACTGTTGGTGCAAACGATAAAATACAGTTTGGCACATCAGATATAACAGGAATTTATCGCACAAACTCAGGTAGTGACTTTACCATG